ACCGCGGTTGCTCCGGCAACAAATAAACCAAAGGCTGCGATTGTTGTAATTCCAATCCAAGCAAACAGGCCTGTAACAGCTTCCACAATTACAGATGAGAAACTAAAAGCTAATCCCGCTCCAAGCATGGCACCTATTGAAGCCATTTCTTCGCCACCTGCCAGTCTACCTGCAATCCCTCCAAGTAAAGCACCACCAACAGCAACTCCAATTGGACTGGCGATTTGAACAAGGCGACCGATCGCTGTGCCTACGCCTATCATAGCTTTACCGATTGTGGGACCTAAACCTGTTCCTATTGTTGTCAGTGCGCTTCCTATCACTTTGGCAGCAATCACCGCCTTAGTCCACATTATTTTCAAGCCTGCACTGAATGAGACGTTTGCAACGACCATACCTTCTGTGACAGCTAACGGAATTTCCACTCTGAATAAAACATTCCAAACCGCAATTAAAATTTTCATGCCCACATAAATGCCGGCCATTGCAGCAACAAACTCAACAGTAGCTAAACCCCAACCTTTGTGCCAAGTGGCCTTAAACTCTTTGAATTGATCCGCAATTTGCGCAAACATGCCTTTCTTAGGTTCTAGGTTTTTCTGAAAATCGTCCGATGCACTGGCCAGACTAACTCCAAAAATGGCAACCAATCCCACCAACAGCATTATACCACCCTTGCCGAAAAGAAACTTATATAGCATACCGCCTGGGCCGGCCATTATTCTCATTCTCGCATCGAATGCAGCCAATTCAGCTGTAATGATCCCAAGTGCCGAAGTGAGTTGACCTGTTGCGAAAGCACCTGCCAACTGTATTCTCATTCCAGATGACATTACAGCAGCTTCTGCACTCATTCTTGTGAACATCGCACTCAGGGCATTGCTGAAAGCTTGAAACTTATCTGAAGCATAAGAGGTGAAACCATCTATTTTTGCACGAGCTGTTCTTAAGAGATCAATCGTCATATCTCTTGAAGACATCAGCACTGATGTCGGAGCAGGACGTCCTGCTCCACTCATATAGTTGAAAGGCCCAGTAGGAGCAACCGGTCCCGATGTGCCTGGACGTGGTGGACCAACATCTCTTATGGTTCTGTGCATTCCTGATAGTATAGGATCTACAATACCTCTACGAAAGTTTCCCATAATACCGGTTAATCCTGTTTTGCCATACAACATGAGATAGAGCAATCCACCTGAAGCAATTGTGTGGGCTATTTTTGAATCTCCAAATAAAGAATCAAATCCATCGAAAGCATCCAGTATACTTAAGAGAGTGGCAACTATTCTTACAGCGTTAGGGCCGCCAAACAGGGCTGTGGAGATAACACCACCTCTTCCCGTGAAAAATGCAACCATTGACATTATTCTGACACCGAAAATATCTACAGCGCCTGTGATTATGCCTAAGCTTTTAAGGACAGAAGTGATTCCCATGCCGAATAAGACTATACTAACAAGACCTAAAACACCACCACCACCGAATGTGTCAGCAACACCGAATAGAGCGGTCATTGCAGCACCGATTATAGGCAAGTCTGATAAGAAAGATTGGGTAAACGAGCTAACAAGTCCAACGAAAGCATTCGACAACTTGGGTATTTCTTTTATGAAAGACTCAACAAAGATTGCTGCGCCTTCTCCGAGACCTGTTCCGAATTCAGAAACTAATTGTCGGTTTGTCAACACTTTGATCAATTCATCTAAGAATATAGTAGTGGTACCCGCAAAACCCAATAACAAGGCAGTTGCTAAACTTTTAGCAATTTTGTCTTTAGGGAATAAATTGCTTACCAGTAAGAAACCGATACCATAAAGTGCAGCCTTAACAACACCTGGAAGGGTATCACCAACTTCAGAAAGTTTTGTTTTAGCTTTTTCCACAAATTCTGAAAATGCTTCTTTTGAGTGAGTCAAGTCAATATTTATTTTAAAACTGGATAAGGTTTTACTGGAAAAGTTTGTAAATACGTTACTCAGTTTATCTGAAAATGTTTCTTTTGAGTGAAGAGAGTCAATATTTATTTTAACACTGGATGGGGTTTTACTGGAAAGTTTTGTAAATACGTTACTCAGTTTATCTGAATATGGCGCAACTGTATCATATATGGTTTTAAATATGGAAATTATATTTGTCTGAAATACCAAAAGACTGGGAGAAACATTAAGCCATAGTGATTTTGATGTGTCAACAATTGTACTTATGGTATCTGTCCACCAAGAATGACCAATTACCTTATCATATATTTGATAGAACACCTCAATAACATTATTTCCAAATGTTTGCAATGTCGATAATACTGTGTTCAATACAGAATTGCTCATAACACTGGCTAACAAACCTTCAAGCAAGCTTGGAATCTTGCTAATCATATCGGTAATGTTAACAGAACTTGCCATACTTGACACTTTATCTTTTATTATCGCATACGCTGTTTTAATATTTGAGACAGCTCTTGCAATATCCACACTGAAACTGAAGGTTAAAGCGAAATTTCCTTTAAATATTTCCGATGACAGTGTGCTCATAACCTTGGCGATATCGTCAAATATTTTTAGGAAGTTAGCCTTGAAAGAATTCATACCGCTTGATATAGAAGACCACAAGTTTGAAGCTTTGTCTTTTATATTTTGCATCATTCCTGACCAACTGTCTTGTCCGGTAACTCTGTCGAATAAGTCTTTGAATGTGTTTTTAACGCGGTTTGCAAAAAGAGTCACAGAAGTTGCTGTTCGAATTAGTTCAGGATGACTATAGAAAATAGTTCTGACGACCTTCTCACTTTCTTTTGAAATCGCATTAAAAGTGCTAATAAATATCTTTTTAAGTTTTGAAGCACCTTCTATGAAATTACCGGAAAAAAGATTTTCCAAAAGATTTGAAGGTATTGAATTGCTTATGCTTTTTCCAATAGATATGAATGAGGTTTTCAACAATGCGATAAACCCCAAGAGGTTGGACTTAACACCATAATAAGCAATCGTAATATTGGCCCCAAGTTCAAGTGCAGCGTCTGATGCTTCGAATATCTTGGTTGCAATTTTGGCAATGCTTCCACCCAGAGAATCTGTAAGACCTAAACCTTTATCAAATTCATTGGTAAAAACTTTCATAGACAATGCAAAAGACTGACTTGCGTTTGCAAAAGTCGGGGTTAGTGTGGAAAACTCTTTATTTATATTTTTCGATTGCGCCAGGATAGATTTAAAAACTATATCACCTGTGATTTTTCCTTCAGCAGCCATTGCACGAAGCTCACCCTGCGTGATCCTTAATTCTTTTGTTATTGCCTGAATAATACCTGGAGCTTGTTCCATGACGGTATTAAGCTCATCACCACGTAAGACCCCAGAAGCAAATGCTTGGCCGAGCTGAATAGTTGCACCTTGTGCAGATTCGGCGGAGGCTCCTGCTATCGCAAATGTCTGATTAATAGACTTAGTGACTTGCATTATATTTTTTGAAGACTGGGTTGAATTCTGTAAAGCACGTCCAATCGTCGTATAAGTTGTTACAGTACCTTTTAAAGTACTTCTTGTTTCTCTGGTTATGTCCAGTAGCTGTCGTTGTATGATCAACAATTCTTTGTTTCTACCGGTAACTGTTGCTATTCTGTTTTCCAGCTGTTTGAACTCTGTTGCGATATTTTTAACGTACGCTAACGAGCCACCCACCGCTACCAAACCACCAAGACTCACAAACATTTGTTTTAGAGAATCTGAAACACCCTTAGTACTAGTCTCGATGTTTTTAATGGACTTGTTAATATTTGCTAAATCTTTTTCAGCTTGTGTGGTGTTGGCTTTTACATCTATTAATATACCTGACATAAAGCCTCCGTAAAAAACCCCCACTCAAGATTAAGTGGGGTTTATTGTTAAATTAAGAGTTACTAACAATTACACCATTCGGTTTTACTGTAGAACTAGCTAAAAGCGTTTTCTCGATAAAGTGTAAAGGTGCTTGTTTTGAGCTACCTTTATTTAGGTCATCGATATATGGGACACTGTTTGATATACTATTTTTATTATGTGTCCATCCGTCTCTAGCTTTACCCGTATCAACGGGTGTTTCGAGTTTCAAAGCTGTAACAAAATCATCAAGTAGAGTACTCAATTGTTTTGTTGTAGTTTTTTCGTACTCTTTTTTTAAATCTATATTGTTTTTAAACGTCGCTTTCATATGGTACAATTTCTCCGTTTGTTGAAGAAAGGATTTGGCTGAAGAACCCTGAGGCTCTGAAAGACTTAGCATCAAAACCTGTATCTTCTTTCTTACGATTGTAAATAGGATCCAATGAAGAAAATATTTCCCAAGGTTTTTCTTTAACTCCTTGAGTCTGTAAATACTTCATTGTACGATCATCATCACGCCAACCCACAGGTCTTTGTTCCAAGTATGAAAACCAACCTAAAAGTTCTTCATAAGTCATCTTTTCAGACAACTCATAAATTGGAATTCTTAGATGAAATGCCAGCTCATAAATGGCTAGATTGTCATCCGAAAGTATTACTTTCCCTGTTCCGCACCGATGCCTGAGAACTTCATAATTTCGTTGGATAGTTTTGAAAGCTCATCCATAGGAAACGCAGCAAAATCTTCATCGGCCAAATCATCAGCACCTTCAACGGCTGAACGGATTACTGTTTGCAGTAATTCCAAACCGGCTGATTCATCTTTTTCGATTTCTTTCGCTTTCTCTTGAATGTTCATAACTTCCGCAACACTAAGTTTTGAGATCTTAACATCTTCTCCCATAAACTTAACTGACTTGGTCATTTTCTTTCCAACTAAACCTTTGATTCCTGACATTGTGTTTTCCTTTGTTGTTTTTGGAATTTGCATACGCTTATTTCCGTGATTGCTTTCTGATTAATTTTTGAAGTCTTCAGCATTATCTGCTTGGAAGTCATCGAGATTTTTGCGCATCTGATGTAAGACAGATAAAGTGAAAAACACTTCTCTAGCTTTTTCTGTATCAGGATCGAAATCTTTAATTCTTTCAAAGGTTTTACGAATACTGATGTCGATACTTTTACGCATGTGTTTTGCGGTTGTTCTTAACACGTAGCTTGCGCTAAATGGTTTTTGAGATTCTTCTATCATGATTTGCCCTGAGATAATGAGGTACTGGAGTACCTCATCAAAGTTCTATCGCTTAAATTGAATATGCGCCATAGAATGGAGATTGTAGTGAAATTGAGATTTTAGCTGTCGTAGCATCAGTCAAAGAAGGGGTAACCAATAATGATTCCATTCTTCCTTTAAAGTAGTATTGTGCGTTACCTGTCGTACCTAAACCGCCAGCCAAACTGTCATATTTGGCAAGAGCAGGTGCTATAGGAGCTGCTGACGTAACATCTGAGTTCATCAGAGTGAAACGCCAAACACGAGTTATACCATCACCTACCATATTCCCTAAAGTATCTTCAGCATAAAGAGAAGAAAAACTTAATGTAATATTTGAGCCGGCCGATGGTGCCGCTGAAAGTGTTAACGAAGTACCTGAGATTGCTAATACGGTTGTACCTACAACCACACCAACACCTGAAACATACATTCCAACCAAAATTGCTGAATTTGTCGCAGGTAGTGTTTGTGCTGCAGTTGCCACAAGACTGGTAATAACTGCTATTTGAGTATTGGTGCTGGGTACCGCATCCCAATCGCTACCGATATAGTTGATTGTCAATTCTAAAGTTGGAGCATCAGCTTGACCGCCGATAGATTGTCCAATCTTTTGGCCAAATACAGGAACGTTTACAATATTAGCCGGAGTACCGACTGCGGGGAATTCACGAACGTTTTTAATTTTCGCGTAAGGGATTACAGTAGTTGACGATGCTTTGAATAAAAAAGGAAAACCTGTGGTGGCATTGCTGTCCAAGGTCGACGGCATAGTGGCAACCGCTTCAGCGCTTGGTCCAAATCCATTATACACACTGATACCTGTATACACAGAAAGATCTGTAAATAAAGCTGCACCGATTGATGTTAATGTTGACATACTCTATTCCTTATAAGTAGTAAGCGCCATAGAAAGCCGATTGTAATGAAATTGAGATTTTAGCTGTCGTAGCATCAGTCAACGAAGGGGTAACCAATAATGATTCCATTCTACCCATAAAATAATATTGAGCATTACCAACTGAACTCAGACCACCGGCAGCCGAATCGTATTTAGATAAAATTGCAGTAGGTGTTATTGTATAATCTGAATTCATCAGAGTGAAACGCCAAACACGAGTTATACCGTCACCGACCATAGCTGCTAATGCATTTTCAGGTGTAGTTCCTGTGTTTGCTGTCCAATCGCTGGCAACATAGTTGATTGTCAATTCTAAAGTTGGAGCATCAGCTTGACCGCCGATAGATTGTCCAATCTTTTGGCCAAATACAGGAACGTTTACAATATTAGCTGGAGTACCGACCGCAGGAAATTCACGAACATTGTTTACTTTAGCATAAGTTCTTACACTACCAACTGTTGCAAACAATGCTTGAAATGTGGCGGCGGTCAGTGTTGTTGGTAATGCAGGTACGGCTGCAACACCCGCAACAGGTGTTCCTGTTACAACAGAAAGATCTGTAAATAAAGCTGCACCGATTGATGTTAATTGTGACATATTATAAAACTCCGAAGAAATTAAAAGGTATTGTGTAGTGTGCTCTAAATAAAGAAGGGTTATCCGTGTCGAAACCGGATATGGTCATCGTGCTAATCCCAAATTGGGTTGCCCTCCCTGACAGTAGCGTAATAACCTTGCCGCCTAAATAATTGTCGAGCGTGTCCGCGATGAGTGAAAGCGATCTTGTGCCCTCACCCGCGAGTGTAAATATGTCTATGATTACCACACCAGATACGGAAAGGCGATTCACCCCTTTCCCGCTGGGTATTATGGTAACTCTGATAAATTCTTTTGGATTTCCTGTGAGAATAAAGTTATTTGGATATGTTTTTATTTTTTCACTCTTCCAAGTATTACTCGCAAAAATTGAAAAGATATCCGTTTCCAAGTCTGTATATTTTCCCACAATCAACTCTCTTTAAATAGTTCGACGATACTGATGAATCTGTCGCTTTTAATGTATTTGCCTATTTTCCAAATCACATTATCTATTGTAACTGTTTCATACAAGACAAGGTCTCCCACATCTTGCATTTTAAACATAATAGATATTTGTTGTGTATTTCGGTCCTTGGCACCTTTGGTGCTATCCACAATTACGACAGGAATATTTACTGTTCCATTGTCAGTAGCTTTCGCCACACCACGGTTAAAATCAAATGATGTATTACTTTTTTTATGGAAAGAAGCGGTAACGGCTAAATCTTTTATGATACTGAAAGCTTTAGTTAAGTTTTTATCAACTAAGTTTAAGTAACTCATCAGTTAGCCCTCCACCATGATCCGGTTGAACTTGTAAAATTTAATAATGGTTGTATTAATCTTTTAACCATTACCGGTATTTTTGAAGCTGGTTGAATTGTGCTTAGGTTTACACTTCCAACACTTAGGTTTTTTATCATACCTGTGTTATTGAGTAAATCATCATTATTCAAAAGATGGTGTGCTTGTTCAAAAGTGGCTGTGAGTATTCGGTTAGGCACAGCTGACATAGATGTCACGCTGATGCCCAATCTTGTATCAAAGTATTCCGAATCCCTTGGAAATGCCAAAAGTTGAGCGGTGTCAATAAGGGCTCCCGACCAGTCCAACATATCCAACATGGTAGTCGCCATTATCAAAGCTTGAGATTTAGTAGAGTCGTCTGATGCCAACCACGAGGCAGCATTAAGACGATCAGCAAAATATAATTCCGCTTCGGCAAGTGTTACATAGGAGTTTGTACCTTTTACGAGAGCCATAAATCACCTTAAGCGTGGAATACTGGTAAAATACCCAAAGCTAACGCAGATTGAACCTTACGAACCCAAGAGCCTGTGGTTAAAGCTAAGCCAGTTGGAGCAGCAGACAATAAGGTCGAAGTACCGTTAACCAATACTGAACTATAGTCAGCATCAGAAGGGAAAGCATTTTGATTACCATTCCAATCGTAACCAACTGGAGCTAATACATAACCCCAACGATACCAGATAGAAGTAGAACCACCACCTGAATAAGTGTTTCCATTGCGATAAATTTCGACTTGATCAGGCACAGTTAAGTGTTGAAGAGCCAAAGCACCAGGTAAAACGATAAAGCTTGTTTTAACACTGCCAGCATTTAAATGAATACCCGCACCGCTATTGATTTTAGCCAATTCAGCGGTTGAAAAACCTTGAGCTGCACGTGTTTGGATGATACGGAATTTACCGTTGAAGATTGTGCTGAATGTAATGTTACCATCAACAACACCGATCTCATCAACCAAGTTAGCTGAACGGAAAGATGCGTAAACTTCAGGAGAAGTAATTAAATACGCATACTCAGGCTCATAATCTTTGAACGCCATACCGATAGCATTCAAGAAACCTGTTGCTCTGACAGCACCGGCGATTGTGGCATTTGTGCCGCTTGAACCACCTGATGCAAGTACAGGTGCAGCACCCGCTAAATCAACATAGAAGCCATACTTTTTATCAACAGGGTCGTTGTCAAAAGTTTGTGGACCAAGACCTGTAGCGCCGGAAGCTGAACCTGCACCCATTAATACTTCAGAGATTGCAACACCTTTCAGTACTGACAATAAAGCATTATGTTCATCTTGACTACGAGTTTCACCCAAATCACGACCGATTTTGGCTAAACCGTCTTGTTGAGTAATCAATTGTTGTAAATTAACTTTCTCAGCACCGTGTGTACGTACAGTTTTAATGTAACGCAAGTAGTCAGATGCATAAGAAGTTTTAGCACCATTAGCAGCGTCTGTTAAAGATGCAACATTGATTATTGGGTTTAAAGGTTTCATCCAACGAACTTGACCGATAAATGTTTCAGTGTCAGTACTGATTAGTGAATTAGAACCAACGATTCCAGTCCCACTAAGTTTTCTTGCATTTGTATATGATTCGTCAGAATACGCAGATAAAGCTTCCTGTAAGACGTAGTTATCGCCTTCTGCACCAGTGTAAGATTTGATAGTCATTTTTATTCCTTAAGTTTTTAGCGAAGCTTACCCTCTCTCGCTCTTTTCAATACCTCGTCTTGAGATAAATCAAAGATGGAAGTTGGTTTCTCCATAGAGTTGTTTGTTGTTACGTTCGTACCACCTGAACCGGATGACGTCTTTTGCTTGAATAAAAATGAGTTTTCATCATTATCTGAGAAAGATTTTACGAAATCCGAAACAGATATCCCTGAACGGTGTGTCCAAGTTCCATTTTCATTCTGTGACAGTTGCCCGACAATTTCCCTGTAGGCCATTTCCGAAGCATTGGTACTTCTGAACGTATATGCAGCCAATATCCCTTTCAGCTCAATATCTCTCGATAATTGCACATTACGCTCTTCCAACACCTTTATTTTTGCTTTTTCTTCTGCCAATTGCAATTCATAAGCTTCAATATGCTTACCTTCATCTTGCAATCTTTTTAATTCCGCTTCTTTTTCTTTCTGTTCAAATTCGGCAACCTTTTTTAGAGCTTCATCTCTCACAGCATATGCGCTGTCAAGTTTGTCTTTAATAGGTTTTAAGTTCTCTCCGAGCCGCTCTTCCACAAGTTTAGTTATTAAATCTTCATCATCTTTTTTGATGATAGGATCAGCAACAGGAGATATAGCGATTGTGGGTTCGTTTGATGGATCAGACATTTTGGTTCCTTCGAGTACAACTCGGTAATTGAGTGAGAATACAATTCTCAAAATATAGAAAAGAAAGGGGTCAAAAAATGATCCCCAACTATTTTTAAATATGGGTTAATTTAACGGGGTCTGGTATTAGCCTACGCCATACCATCCATAGTCATCTTTGAAACCTTCCGGAATCTCTTGAGTTACTTCGTCAAGTTTTAGTATATCCGAGTCAGTCAGTACCTTACCACCAACAACAGATCTTCCGGGTACAGGAATTAAACCAATATCTTTGGCTTCATTCAGATACCTGTTATAAACTTCATCGGGTAAACCTCTGGCCTTCATTTCGTCGAGTGTGGATCGAATAACATTTCTTTCCAAAACACTACCATAAATACCTCTTAAGGCTTTTCTTGCTTTTAACATATCGGAAGCATTCGCGAAGAAAGCGTCATGAATTGTCGAAGTGGCTATGTTGTTTTCTTTTCCCCACAGATGGAACTTTTTGACAAGCACAGCATCATTGGAGTGATTCGAGTTGTTCAGATCAGTCGTTAGTTGATCCTGTCAATATATTTAGTTTCGCAAATTTACCTTGAATAGTTAATGCTAGTTCATCATAAGCAAATGCAGCTTCCAGTTCTGATTCAAATTGGCCGATATAATGTCGTTTGTTTTGAAATCTTATAGATGCTTTCCAGCAGTTTTTTGCTGCGTCAAACCAAACACCTTTGTATTCACTTGTGCCGTTGGTTTGTCTTGCTTTATTATATTGATTTTCAAGAGCTGTTGCCAGCCTTAAATTCTCAATATGATTATTTAGTCTATTTCCATCAATATGATCTATAAAAAGATCTGTAGGTATTTCCTTGTTCGTCAAAAGAAACCACGTAAGCCTGTGTATATAATGATAACTACCATCCACGCGGACTCTACGGTAGCCATCTTCAGCAATATAGCCTGCTTCGTTATCTTTTTTGGCGGAACCTCTTGATACTTTGTTGTAAAATTTGCCATCTTTGTAGTAGAAAAGAGCCTTAAGGCGTTCTATCTTCATTGTAATTACCTGTCTAAATATTTAACAACTGCATGTTACCATGCAGACCAGACTATCTCTTCATATTTATAATATGTTCCGTGTTTCAAAGCCACTAGGCTCTTACAGACTTCATAATCCGTTCTGGATCGTATGTCTTAGTCGTTACACCTTCAAAGAGATTCCTCTCTAAGCTTGGCTCGGTATTGTCCTTAAAGGGTGTTCACCGAATTTACGAAATTTTAAAACGGCCAATTCAACCGTTTACAGCGAAGGCTGTTCGGGCTTGTGTGGCATCAGCAATATCATTAATCTTCCCAGATTTATTAATCACTTGCTCCCACCAAGTTGCTTCAGTTTTCTGAGGTACTTGTAAGATGTTATTTACCCAGTTTCCCTTTTTATCTTTATAAGTCAAACGCTCTTCGAATTGTTGCGTAAAGTTTTGTTCAACCACTTTACCGTCAAAATTAACCCAAGGAACATTTGTCCAACTTTTCGGCATTTTATTGGCGGTGAATATTTCAACCCCACCACTAATATCGATCTGAGCCACATCCAGCTTCAGTGTCTTAAAACCTGTACGACGATTATCCGGAGCTTTGACACCGTAAATAATATCGGATAGTGTTCCGCCGGGCTTCCAAAAACCGAAACGTTGCAAAAACTTCAGACTCAAAGGCTCTCCGGCTTTGGTTCCTAATATCTCGCTGATACGATCAGGCAACACGTAACCTTTCTTAGCATCTCCGAATACTTTAGCTTTTGCTATAGACTTCCAATCGAAATCTGCCGTTGATGGTTTGGAATGTACCAAATACTCTTCCGCAAGTCTTCCGAAGAATTTTGTAAAGTCTTTCAAAATGGGCACTTGCTCACTCAAATGCTCAGACATTAGTTTGGCTATCGCTTTGAAATCGTCAGGTGTCACGACGCGTTCATAAGCCATGGTCATCTTATCAACAAGCTCTCTCGTTTTAGGGTCGAGGAAATAAAGCTGACTCATAATCTCATCACCGGGATCAAGACCTTTGTTGAATACGTCTTTCACATCACTTCTTAACGCTCTCAACTCATCAGCTGTATCTGGATCAAATTTCTCATAACGCGCGATACGTGCTGAAATTTCATTTAAGACGATATCTCGATCTGATGCCTTGACTACCAGTGTGTCAGTGTCTTTTCCGAGAATCTTTGAGAGTTTACCCTCAACGTTCAATATACCTGTCTTTTCACCCGCTCCGTAGAAGGTCACCATGTTTTGCGCTTTTGCTGCCTTTCTTAAGTCCTTTTCGTTCAGTCCGAGTTTTTCATTCAGTGCTCTGAATCGGGGATCGTTGTAAGTTGCTGCTGCTATCTCATCGTATAGGCGTCGTTTCTGGGTCGTCGGTAGCACGTTGCTGAGTTCGGCCAGCTGTTTGTTTTTCGTCGTCAGGGCGATGATCTGTGCGCCCGAGGATGATGCATCCTGCTCAAGTGCCAGTGAAATTTTGTACGCTCGCAGTTTTTCCAATGATGCAATTGAATAATCACTTATTAAATAATTATCTATCTTGGCCTGTTCAATCGCAAACCTGAAGAACTTGCCCAACTCCTCACCATCAATAAGGGCGACGAAGTCTGAGTCAAGGATCGCCCGAAGATCCGCAGGTTTAGCGCTAAGCATCTGATTGCCGAGCTTAACCAGTTCAGGGTGCCACTTGTCGGCAATCTTTTGTCTTCCCGTGAATGTAAGTGAATTGTACCGTCCTTCCAATGTGTCATTAAGTCCTCCGAGAAACGCACCGATCTGGTCTCTGAAATTTGAGTAGTCTTCAGGACTGAAATTCTTCGCTTCAGCTGTGTTAAGGAAAGGCCTAAATGTTTCTCCAGACTGTGGTGAGATAAGACCTCTGTCATAAATCCGTGCGCGGTGATCAATGAAAGCATTGTTAGAAAAAGCAGAATCATTTCCGCGTAACCAGTCCATCGCTTTAAATCTTTCATAAGCATCTCCTCTTGAGGCGATATATTTACGATACTCGTTGAGTTCATTATATTTTTTAGCAGCACCACGGTCGTCTTGGAAATAGAGTAGTTTTTTGGTGAAATCATAAAAGTCATTGTCAACCTTATATTTTGTTTGTGATGCCCAATTTAGAGCATCCACCATGTTCTTGTCGATAAACTCTTCAGGAAAATCACTGTAACTTGAACTTGATGTAATAGGAATCCGTGTGTCTTCATAACCCAGTATACCACGATCAATCCAATATGTCTTTGAACCTTCTCTGAATATCAATTTGTTCTTGCCGGTTGTTACACCCACACGCAAGCCCACATCAACTTTACGAACAAGATGCGCATATTCTTGAATACGAGGATCCGTCACACGAATGTTGTAAGACAAAGCATCATAATATGGGCCAAAGTATTGGTTACTCAACCTACTTTTCATTCTTCTTTTTTGAACACCGTAGGTTTCGACTTCAAAGAAGTTGTGTACATTCTTAGATTCAAGTAAATTCATTCCTGTTTTGTACCACGAGTTTCGATCACCGTTGTAATTAGCCATGTTGTGAAGATCACGCCCCAATGTCACCGCAAATTGATCACGATCGGGCATATCCGCCATACTTAAACGTTGAGCAAACCGCAGATAAAACTGTTGAAGTTCACTATCCGATATGCGATTCTTCAGTTTCAAAGGTATCTTG